ACCTGAAACAGAACCTGAAACAGAACCTGAAACAGAACCTGAAACAGAACCTGAAACAGAACCTGAAACAGAACCTGAAACAGAACCTGAAACAGAACAACAAAAACAAATAAAACAAGTAATCAAATTAATGAAAGCAGTATCAGATATTAAAGAACCTTCCAAACCAAGGGATTATGGTATATCATCATCTTTAAACAACATGATTAAGAATCTGGGTGATTTTTTTACCAGAGACAAGGTTAACAATGCTATTAACTATATGAAACACTTATTCGCAGGTGCATTAAACTATAGATTTATAGCACCACCAAAACAAACACTTAGACAACAACAAGATGCGTTTATTGATGATACAAATAGTGAGATTACAAATCAAGAACAATATATCGCTCTCGAAGAAATGTCAGTGAAACACAAAGAAAAAGCAGGTAATACTTATTTAGGTTTCATTGAACCCATTAATAAGGTTCCTAAACAAGGTTATCAAATAACACATCTGTATCTCCACAATGAAGATAATACCTTTTCACAAGAAAATGAATGGATTGAACCAGAACCAGAACCAGAACCAGAACCAGAACCAGAACCAGAACTAGTAAAAATCCTATCCCTATTCAAAGCATTATCTAAAAATACCAAGACAGAGGAAAACGATACCCCAAATGCGGAACAAGAAGGAATAAAAAAATTAATGACTTTAATTAAATCCATAAGCGAACCAGAACAAGAACCAGAACAAGAACAAGAACAAGAACTAGTTAAAATCCTATCCCTATTCAAAGCATTATCTGAAAATACCAAGACAGAGGAAAACGATACCCCAAATGCGGAACAAGAAGGAATAAAAAAATTAATGACTTTAATTAAATCCATAAGCGAACCACCAACTCAATAAATAATACACAAATAAATAGAATTAAACAGTGTTCTATTTATTCACTATACTTATCAATGAAAGAATATTACGTAACCGCTCATATTGAAATACCCATCAAAGTCGACGACCACAATAATATTGATCCTCTAACGGACTACATGATGATGTCTTTCACTGCGTTACCAGGACTACCTGAAACAAAGCCCAAACCTTTCCAAGAATATTTTATGAATGAAATTCAACAAACAATGGAGCGTATGTTAAATAAGAATACACCACAAGAAACATTGGCACCAATACCTACAATGGTGTCAATGGAAACACAAACGGATACCAATGATGATTGTATATATGAAGACGAACTACCATCACGGCTTCCTAAAAAACAACCACATAACTCTACGTTCAAACGGCGTTACAATAAACCAGTTAATTGGAACAAAACCCAACGGTCTAAATACTCTATGGAAGAGGATACGGACGCTGATTCTTTTCTACTTGTAGAGGAGCAGGGATGATTAAGGGAACCTTTTCCATGACATTCAATGATTGGATAGCGCGAGGTTTATTTGCGATGGGCTGTTTAGGTGCAACCAAATTGGTAGAACCAATACCAAATAACTGAGACTCAATATCACAAGCATTTTTGGATAAACTGTGATTTGCCATTCGACCTGCCAATAAACCATTTCCAGCAAAATAGTTGGTCACAGGTTCCCCACTTTGGGCATAGGTCATATGGTCTACTGCGTGTTGGTATGCGGCCATTTCTTGTTTATAGTCAGCTTGATTGTTTCTGTTTCGTGTAGAGGACATTTGTATATAGTGAGATATTTTTATCCGTGAAACAGTCGGGTGACTAATAGTTGATAATTAGTATCCGTTGCATTGAAACTAGTAGGTTCCTTTAATATGCGCAATACACAAGGTCCAAATACATCTAAATAATCATATCCAAATAAAATCGTCATTCCTATTTCCGGGTCAGTAGAAAACATAAATCCTGCTGCCTTTTCGTATAATTGTTCGAATAATGGATGGTCTTTCGTTGCTTGAAATGTTTTATCCATAAATACTTTGGCGGCTTCTTCATCATAAGATAGTTCATCGCGAGAAACAATATCAATCGTTTTGTCTTCACATTCCAATGGATACTTCGTATCGTCCATGGAAAATAAATTGCGCAATGTCTTTCTATAATCTTCGTCTGTGCTGTATTGCATAGTAGTATTGTGTCGAGTTTCTTATATGTTTTCAACGAAATATATAAAAAATTGAAATAATCATGTGGACCTATGTATAGTAACTAAATTTACGACAGAATGAATAAAATCTCACTTTATGAAGCAATGGATTTCACTGAATCGTTGGCACACGATGCATTCCGTGTTCTTCAACAAGTATCTCCTTATCAAAAAGAAGGGATTTACCAAGATGTTTTAATAAAAGAATTAGAAAAAGTCAATATTAGAACAAGGCGTGAAATTGTATATACATACACTTATGGCGAAGACCAAACACTTGGCAACAATCATTGTATGCGAACTGATATCGAATTACCCGATAAACAGTGTATTTTGGAATTGAAATCCCTATCAAATACCACAAAAACCGAAAATCTGTTTCAATTGCGTAGTTATTTGGAACAAATTCCTAAGTATCACTGGGGTATTGTTGTCAATTTCATTAGCAAATATGGAAATGATGTATCTCCTTATGTAGAGTGTACTATGCTATACAGAAATGATGAGGAACTCCCTCATGTAGGCCACTCTTACTCCACAAAGACATACACCTCTGATTTATACCCCAAGTTGGATACTATCTTCCAAAGCATTGACTAAAAATTATACAGTAGGGAAATATTCCCAATCTAAATCCTCACATACCTTCTTCCATATCATATCTTGTTCCAATTGTTTTTCACGGTCCTTCATCATGGGAATATACGGCAAATATTGCGTCTGATCTAACAATGTGCATAGCTGATATAAGGTATAGGTGTAATTAAAAAAATTCGTCCTGTTTGGTGGACAATGAACCGCCCATGGTTTTTGAATCTCTATAAACAGAACACACAATGTTTCATGCAATTCTTCATTCATTACAGGCGGTTTAATGCCAAATAACGAATTAATATATTGAATATGTTCAAAATACTTGTTCAATCCCAATTTTCGCAGTATATCTCGCATTTTATTATAATTCAAGGTAGACACATCTGTAATGCGCTCTTTTTTTATCCGCGCCTTGATGGCGTCCATGACTTCCTCAGGTATTTGCGTAGTTTCCTTTGCTTGGAACTGTGATAAAATCTCCTTGAAATGGTTCAATCGTATATAAGCGGTATATGAAACTTCATTGGGAGGGTCCTTATTATTAGGTTTAGCTCCATCCACAATGTAAGTAATAAATTTGCTACATTGCTCGTTGTTACATATTAATATGCCTTCTTCATCTTGGGGAATCAATTCGCCTTCTTTACAGTATTCACAAATATCAGAAGGCACTATAAAGTCTTGAATATTGGACAGTTCGTTATTCACATTTCGCCAGTATTTAGTGTAGTAATGTTTTGATTGTAAATATTTATTGCTGTGTATATTGGACCCTTCATTATCTTTCGATTTTATTTTGAAAAATGAATGAATGACCTCGTCGTGTTGGCTGGGCTTTTCAATCGTGCTGATTTGTTGTTTCTGTTCAAAATAATCAAACACATACCTAGAGTTGTTTAAAAAATATTGCTTCTTTTCTATTTTCAAGCGATTGATCTCTTTTTGAATGCTCTTTATTTTGTCTTTCGTTTCTATGATTTCTTCGACTTGTTGAGGTGTCAATGACCGTATATAGTCCTTTAACTTTTGCTTCTCTTCTTGTAATTGGGGTATTTTAATAGTTTCATTTTCATGAAAGGAATCAATCATAGTTGTATGTTTCTCATCTATGGTATGAATAGTTCGATTTGAATTATTCATGAATATGCTTATTACTATAATATAAAAGTGGTTTTTAGATAATTTTATGGAAAAACTTATATAATAATCACCGTGAAAAAATAAGTGGTTTATTTTTCCTTACAGATAAAATGTTCTCTCTATTTTTTATTCTGGTATTTTTAAATGTTCTCGAAGAAGTGTCTGGAAATATCTAGTTTGGTTTCCTGTTTACTATACACGATAGAGTCCATACACTGATTCCCTTGTTCTAGGTCAGCCATCCTATACTTGAATACATGTACGGGTTTTGTTTGTCCCATTCTGTGGCATCTTGCTATAGCCTGAGAATCCACACTGGGGTTCCAAGATGGGGACACAAAATGCATTTCCGAATAATCATACTGTAAATTGATTCCTTCACAGCAGGTCTGAATCTGTAAAATGGTAACGTCTATGTCAATGAAGTCCATGATGTATCTCGTTAGTTCAACCGGTAAGTTGGCAAAAGTATGACGATAGCCCAAACCATCACGTCGCTGTAGAACCTGATTACGTTGTTCCGGTGTCAGAGATCCATCTACAATGTTACACCGCAAGCCGGCATTAGTAAGGGTCTCTTTGACAAGTTTCATCTCAGCTTTGTAGTTACAAAATACGAGTTTTCGGTTTCCATTACCCTTCATTGAGATGATATTGTTACAAACGGCAGTAAGCTTGCTAGAATGGCTCAGTGGGTTCTCTGTGTCTTGAATCTCCAAGTTAAGGTTGGTCGTGTGCTTCCTCAACATTCTAGGTAGAATGCAACACATACGGGCATATTGATATAGTGCCATCCAGTGAACCCAGTTTTGTTGGTGATATAGATTGTTCAAACGGTTCGTGATGTTCTCTGCGCACCTCTTCTCTTCGTCATTATTCCAATCGATGACTACGTTAGTAACTGTCTTCGAAGGAATGTTCATGCTAACTTGCTGTTTTGTTCTCCTTAAGACCGGAATACGACCTGCGAAATTATCCAGGTTAATGTCATCAATCCCATAAATTGCTGACAAATTTGAAATGTCTTTGAAACGGTTCTGGATAGGGGTTCCTGTGACTAACCATTTGATACGTGATTGGAGTAAACGGGCACCATAGTGGCGTGTGTTTAGGTTTCTCAAGTGATGTGCCTCGTCAAAGATGATTCGATTCCACATAATATCATGAATTGGTTTAGTTTGTCCCATTAAGAACTGCTCCTTGGTGCGTGATATCGTATAGTAGGTAGTGATAACAAAGGGAGCAGTCTGAAGGTCCTGGTTAGAGATATTGGCAATTTTTTTTCCGTGGTAGATAATGGATTCGATACCGGTCGTCATTTGAATTTCGTGTTTCCACTGGTACATTAGCGAAACCGGGACAACAATTAGTGTGTTTATGTTCTGGGAGCTTAATAGGCACGTCGAGATCATCATCATGGTCTTACCAAGTCCCATCTCGTCGGCCACGATACCTCCAGGTGGATGGTTGAGATTAGAAGCCTCTTTATCAACACACCACTGGACACCATCTTGTTGGTGCTTTTTTGGGCTGACTTTGGCTCCTCGCAAGGTGGCAAATTCAATAAACTTGAGATAGTCGTTTTCAATCGAACGATATTGCATTTTTACGTATGTTAAGATGGTCTAGACTTGGTGAGTAAAAAGTTTTCAATTTTGATATAAGTAAGAAGATGTTGTAGACCAAGTGAGAAAAAGTTCAATTTGACTTTTTTCACGTGAATGAAACTATATAAATATAAGACTCGTTACATAGGTATACCATGTGGAGTTATATATTATTGTTACTATTATGTAGTCCAAGTTATTCGTTATTTAAACAATTGTTTCGTCCAGCGATTGAACCGTCTGTGTCTCCTTTACATATTCGGTTCTTAACTGGTTCGCAGTTGCCGAAAGAATTCTATCAACCCTTGTTAACTGACTTGGAAAAGGAACTGGATAAACCAGTGAATATATCCTTTATGAATTACTTTCCATTTGACCCTGTTCCTAACAACACTGTATTAATCGGACATTCCCTAGGAGGTTTTTTTGCACTACTGTATGCTATTCGTGATAAGGTATCCGATACAAATTGTATAGACGGTTGCGTATTGATCAATAGCCATTTTAACGAACGAAGAACAATGCCGTATTTAGGTGTTCCCTTACAAAGTGTCCAACAACCAACCCTTGTTTTGTTAGATCGTCATGATACTAAGTTACCTTTGGAGAAAGCATTAGACGATTATTCATTAAGTGTCCAAAGAAAGGACCGTACCAAGAAATTTCTGGTTGATAACGGAACGCATATATCTCGATTTACAAATGAAACCGAACGACAAAAAACAGTGCAACAAGTGGTCGACTATTTAGAATTGTGGAATATTATTTGAATATACAAATATCTTTGGAATGTATATATGCCAAAGAAAGCTGCTGCTACCAAAGAAATGGGTTACTGTGTGAAATGTAAAGAAAAGCGTGAAATGATAAATGCGACCAAGGTGAAGACAAAGAACAATCGCAATGCATTAAAAGGGGAATGTAAAAAATGCGGAACCACAATGATGAAATTTGTAAAATAAAGTGCTTACAACTGATTTGCGTATAACAATAGAATTTACACTATATAAGATGTATATAGTGTAAATGTCAGGAAAATCACCAAAAGCATTGAATATAAATATTACGGATTGCGATATTACTATGGATACATCTACCATTCATAAATTGTTGTTCTTATCCAACGCATTAGATAATGGATGGTGTATAAAGAAACAGAAAGACCGATATGTATTTAAAAAGAAACACGAAAACAAGGAAGAAGTATTCCAAGAAAATTATTTAGAAGAATTCCTTTTAGAAAACGGATCCTTGAAAAACGTATGGAGCAGTTAATTACACTTGTAATTACAAAAATGACAATTGTAATATTGGTTTGATTAGCATAGTGTATTTACTATTTTATGAATAATGAATATGAATGCCAAAAAATTTGTAAGTGGTGTAAATGTCAAATGTAATTAGTGTGTAAAAAATTTGGTAATTTTATTTAGGAAAAATCATTTTTTTGGGTATTTTTCGTCCTTTTTCCAAATTTTTTTCTTTATCTATACTATATATAGATAATGGCTGGAGGTCTTATGCAACTCGTCGCCTATGGCGCCCAAGACGTGTTCCTTACCGGAACCCCTGAGATTACTTTCTGGAAGGTGTCCTACAGACGCCACACCAACTTCGCTATGGAGTCCATTGAGCAGACTTTCTCTGGACAGGCCGATTTCGGTCGCCGTGTTACCTGCACCATCAGCAGAAACGGTGATCTTGCCTACCGCACCTACCTTCAGGTAACCCTTCCTGAGATCAACCAGAACATGAAGAACACCGATGGTGGTGATGTTTATGCTCGTTGGTTAGATTTCGTTGGTGAGCAACTCGTTGCCCAGGTTGAGGTTGAGATTGGTGGACAGCGCATCGATCGTCAGTATGGCGACTGGATGCACATCTGGAACCAGCTTACCCTTTCCAAGGAGCAGCAGTCTGGCTACCACAAGATGATTGGTAACACCACCGAGCTTACCTACATCACCGACCCCAACTTCGCTGGTGTTTCTGGACCCTGCGCTTCCTCCTCTGTTCCCAACCAGGTTTGCGCTCCCCGCAACGCCCTTCCCGAGACCACCCTTTACGTTCCCCTTCAGTTCTGGTACTGCCGCAACCCCGGTCTTGCCCTTCCCCTTATTGCCCTTCAATACCACGAGGTCAAGATCAACATTGACTTCCGCCCTATTGGTGAGTGCCTATGGGCTGTTTCTGCCCTAACTGGTGGCAAGTCCGTTTCCCAGGCCTACCAGCAATCCCTTGTTGCTGCTTCCCTTTACGTTGACTACATCTTCCTTGACACCGACGAGCGTCGCAAGATGGCCCAGAACCCCCACGAGTATCTAATTGAGCAGATCCAGTTCACTGGTGACGAGTCTGTTGGTTCCTCTTCCAACAAGATCAAGCTTAACTTCAACCACCCTTGCAAGGAGCTTGTTTGGGTGTGCCAGCCTGATGCCAACGTTGACTACTGCGCATCTCTTGAGAACGACAAGACTCTTTACAAGACTCTAGGTGCCCAGCCCTTCAACTACACCGACGCCATTGATGCTCTTCCCAACGCTCTTCACGCTTTCGGTGATACCGATGCTATCTCTGGTGCTAACGCCGTCATCTCTGGTGGTGTTTTCCAGCTTGATGGTGTTCAGACCGATACCGCCGCCACCACCGGTTCCGCTCTTTCCGACGCTGGAACTTTCGTTCTTGCCGAGACTGCCCTTGACATGCACTGCTGGGGTGAGAATCCCGTTGTTACCGCCAAGCTTCAGCTTAACGGACAGGACCGCTTCTCCGAGCGTGAGGGTTCCTACTTCGACCTTGTCCAGCCCTTCCAGCACCA